CTTCCGATCTGAGACGATTGTTGATCTCAACAACATTAAGCGGGGTATTCAGCGCATTAAGATTCTCAACCCTAACTTTATCTTCCGCGTTGAGGATGAGTTCGGCTACCTGAAACAGTTCTTACAAGAAATCCCTGAAAAGAATGATTGGTCTACTTATGGTTCTGTCGGCCCATACTTAGATGATTCTCGTATCATCAACTTGGACCCTGGCCAGATTGTTCACTTCAGACTGCACACCTCTGACCCAACTCACTACCCTTATGGTAAGTCGGTTGCAGCGGCTGCTAGAGTGACATATAAGAGCCTCAAGATGATGGAAGATGCAATGCTTATCTACCGTCTTGTGCGTGCCCCTGAGCGTCGTATCTTCTACATTGATACGGGTTCGCTGCCTGCTTCTAAGGCTGAGATGCACATTAAGAAGCAGATGGATAAGTTTAAGAAGCGTAAGAGCTACAACTCTCAGACGGGTAACATCGAAGAGAACTTCAATGCTCTTGCTGCCGATGAAGACTTCTACATAGCTGTCAACGGTAAGGGCACTGGAACTAAGATTGACACATTACCGGGTGCTGAAAACCTTGGCGAAGTTGATGATGTGAAATACTTCAGAGATAAGCTGCTTGCTGCTCTTAAGATTCCGAAGGATTACATTGTTGAGAAGGATCAATCGCCTGAGCGTAAGGCTAACCTCTCGCAACTTGATGTTAAGTTCGCCAGAGTCATTACTAGAATTCAAAAGTCGATTGAGCTTGGATTAGAAACCATAGCTAAGAGACACTTGATGCTCAAGGGATTCCCAACAACTTTAATTAGTAAGTTAAAGATTAAGTTGCCAGCACCTTCCGACATGGCTCTCAAACGAATGCTTGATACTGATGAGCAGAAGGCTCGCGTGGTTCAGGCTGTTAAGGGTCTTATGATCTTCCCAATGGAGAAGATCTACAAGGATTACTACCAGATGTCTGATAGTGAGATCGAGGAAGCTAAGAAGGGCCTCGAAGCAGATCAGAAAGATCCTGTGTTTGGTGCTCAAATGGGAGGTATGCCTCCTCCTGGTGGTGCTCCTATGGGTGCTCCCCCTGGTCCTCCTATGGAATCAGCAGAAAACGTCCCACCAACGGAAGGACAACCTCCACCAGCCGCTGAATCTTTAGATTATAACTCTATGAAAAACCTTGCTATAGAATCTGGTTGCGATGATGAGTTGATCAAGTTGCTGCAAGAGATGAGTGAGAAACAGCATTTTAATAAAATAACCCCGAAAGACGGGGCTAAATAATTTTGGAACAAGTATATTTATTATGTTAACGAATCTGATTGAAAATCGTGGAAAAGAGTTCAGTAACCTGATCAAGATCGGTGATTACTTAGCTCGTACTCTGAGAGAGAACGTCGAACTGTTCTCTGTTGAGGATGGTGTTGCAACCTACCTGACCGAGAATGGTTCGGTGATTAGCGGTAAGTATGCTTTCAAGCCGACTTTAAAGCTGACTAAGATTGTGGTGGAGGATGCTGATGTCCTCAACAATAAGAAAGCTTTTGAAGAGGCCACTGACAAGAAGGTGCTGAATGTCCTCTCGAACCTGATGGAAGATGATTACCAGTCGGCTGAGGGTTCGTTCGATAAGATCCTTTCGATGTATGAGACTAAGCTCACCTACGAGAGAATCAAGAACAGACTTGAAGAGAAGACTCAAAGATTTGGTGAGTCCACTAAGATCACCTCCTCGAAGGAGTTCCAACGTGTCAATGAGATCAGAGATCAGTTAGTGACGTTCCTCAAGGAAAATGAGGAGATGCTGCAATCGACTGGCATGAAGACTGGTATGAAGCTTGTTAACCTTGTTTCGACTAGCTTTGATCTGCCTAAGAGAACGGTCGATCAGATTCAAGAGGCGAAGGAAATTGAAGTTAGGTTTGTTGGTAAGACCAACCTCTACGAGCACCTTTGCAGGAAAGAGCTTATCCAGAAGGAATTGCTTGAAGCCAAGCAAAACTTCGACAACATCTGGATTGACAGCAACAGCGTGCAAGATCTCGCTTCGATGATCTTTGAGAGTGACATGGATTCGATTCGTCACCAAGTTGCTCAAACGATCTCGGACGCTCCTTACCTCGCCCTGGCGACTAAGAAGCAGATCACCAACCTGTTACATAACTCGCTGTCGATGAACGAGATCAAGACTTCGCAAAAGGATCTTAACAAGTTTGCTGGTAAGATCTACGAGATGAAGAAGCCGCTCAAGCAATATGTTCTGGATGTCCTGAATGAGAAGTATGGCATCGACGTTCGCAAACTTGATGAGGTTCCAACCTTCAGAACGCTGGCTATGACTGAGGGTGAAATCCTTGCTCAGATTGCGAAGCACGCTCCTACGGGTTCGATCATTGAGAAGACTCTGATGGAGTTTGTCAACACACTGCAAACGAAGAATGGTGCTGAGTCGATTGACCTTGCTGTCTTCCTTGAAGAGCTTTTCCAAGATGCGGGTCATGGCGATACGCTGAATGAAGCTAGCCTCATGGACTACATGGATTTCACCAAGGTTGCTGATGATCTTGGCAAGATTGGTCAGGTCTTAAAGATGCTTGTCCCTGCTGTTCAGACCGCTGCGGATCAAGTTCAAGATCACGGGCAGGATATGGAAGGCATGGACATGGGTGGTGAAGGCCCTGAAGATCCTTTAGGCAGTCCTGACGATATGGATAGTGATCAGGAAGCTGGTGTGGAAGAGCCTAACATGGACGCCGAGAAGGCCGCTGAAGAAGTGAAGGGCGAAGTTGCTGATGAAGAAGCTGCTGCTGAGGGTGGCGATGAAATGCCTGAGGAAATGCCAGAAGAAGAGCCGGAAGAGGAAATGGGTGACGAAGAGCCTATGGAAGATGAAGGCGAAGAAGAGCCTGAAGAGATGGAGCAAGATGAGTTAACTGCTCTTCTTTCTAAGTTAGAAGACCTCTTAGGGGATATCCAACCTGATGAAGAAGAAGGTGAGGATGAAGAAGAGGACTATGGTGATGAAGAGGAAGAAGAGGATGACGAGGAAGAAGAAGAGGAAGATCCTGAGCAATACAAGACGTAAGGAGGCGTAAATGGGTTACAACAAAATACCTCTTGCGCTTAGATACAACGACACTACTAATAATGCAGAGGGTCTGATTGAGTTTCAGCTTAACCTCAGTGATGTAGGTGATGTGTGCGGTGGTGAGCCAGGGACAGGGCAAGCTCTTGTCTACCATGCTGACGGTGAATGGTGTCCATCTACACTGCCTGCGCCTGGAGCCTTTAACGGTAACCTGAGTGATGTTGGTCAGGTTTGTGACAATCAACCTACAGAAGGCCAAGCTCTTGTGTGGAGTGGCTCTGTGTGGTGCCCTTCCACAATCCCGACGGGTGGTGGAGGTGGTGGAGACCCCTTACCAACAGCTACTAATGCGGGAGATATAATTTTAGCTGATGGTCCTGGCACTGCTTATAGTGCAAGTGCCCCTTCTGATGCAGGTATAATGCAGCTTGATCCTTATTTTGATGCTAATGATGAGGGGGCTGTTGCACAGTGGGATGGTACTAAACTAGAAGTTGTGTTCCCTGACCAGCTATACATGTTGGTTCAAGCTGGCGAAAATCTTTCAAAGGGTGACGTTGTTTATGTGTCAGGGGACACGGGGAGTGGCAGATTTATAGTTGCAAAAGCCGATGCTAGTGATCCAAGTAAGATGCCCGCAGTGGGGCTGGTTCCCGCAGCTATATCTAGTGGAAATAATGGTAAAATCGTATCCTTCGGAAGAGCCATAGGTCTTAATACTGCCGGTATGATCGTTGGGAAGCCAGTCTATGTTGCCACCACTCCTGGGGGTATAACTAAGGATAAGCCAACAGGAGCTACGGAACTGATTCAGAACATCGGAATCGTGTCTGTTGTTGACGGTACCAATGGTGTCATTAAAGTAACAGGTGTTGGTAGATCAAACGACATCCCTGTTAATGTAGATGTTGTGGGTAGTGCTACAATCGGAACCAATGAGTTCACGCAGACAAGTGCCAAGCTTGCAAACGTTGATGCTAATCATATCCTGATATCAACGGCTGCGAGTGCTACGTCTAGTATTGCTTCTGCCACTTTGTTTGGTAACTATTACACAAAGTCTGAGGCAGATACAGCGTTCTTAGAAGATGCTGACAATGCT